TTTGCAGGCGTACTACATTTACAATTAAACGCATCCGCTTGAATTCCGGCCAAGCAGGTGTTAGATAAAGGGTTCCTCCACTTAACCCTGCCCTCAACTGCCGGAATCAGTTGGGGGCTTTTTTTTTACCATGGAAAATAGTTGGTACAAACACTCCCCAAGCGATTGGCTCGCAGGTCGAATCAGTCGCAAATCCTTTGAAGTCCAAGGGGCCTTCATCCACATTTGTCAACTCTACTGGGTCAAGCACGGGCAGTTTACCGCCCATCAAGCAAGCCTTGAGATAGGCAAAGACCTCCTTCAAAAACTGATTGAGTCCGAAATAATCAAGACCGAAGGCGAAGAAATCCGCATCGACTTCCTTGATTTGCAGATGGAGGACCTTAACAGGCTAAGCGAAAGAAGGAGGGAGGCGGGCCGTAAAGGAGGCGAAGTGAAGGTCCAAGCAAGTGCTAAGCAAACCGAAGCAAGTGCTAAGCAAAACCAAGCAAGTGCTAAGCAAACGGAAGCAGATAAGATAAGATTAGATAAGATAAGAGAAGAAGAGATAACAAACAAAGAAGAGATAAAGAACACTTGTGCAATCTTTGACCAATTCTGGGCTATCTATCCACGCAAGACCGGGAAGCAGGCAGCGTCAAAATCCTTTGCAAAGTTGTCCAATGCAGACCAACAAGAAGCCATGAACAACATCTCAAGGCTCTACTCTCAAACCCCCGTGCAGTTTGTCCCTCATGCAGCCACCTACCTCAACGGCAAACGCTGGGAGGATCAAGCCATCCAACGAACACCTAACTTCGCATACTCAAACACAACCTCCGATGATGAACCACTACCAGTTGTCCGCTGAACGCAAACTGCTCGGCTGCCTCATGGACAAGTTCGTAAACCGAACCGTCCTCCTAACCCAAATTCCTGAACGCCTATTCACAGGCAATAACGTCCTCCTGTACCGGGCCATTGAATACCTCCACAAAGCAGAGCGAGAGGTGGATGTCGTAACCGTCTACAAACACCTCGCAGACCAAGGCCAAGCCCACGTCCTGCTCGAAGGCATCGACCCCGAAGCAGGGCTTGTCAGCAACTGGAAGACCTACGCATCCGACCTGCACGACCTTTGGAAGGAGAGGGAGGAAGCGAGAATCATGGAAGAACTCGCCCATGACCGGGACATTCCCAAAGCCTTCCAACGCTACCAGTCCATTCAAGCGGTTGAGTCCAACGCCTCCGAATCGTCGGCCCACGAACTCGCCAAGGACTTTCTTGCCAATATGAACGAGGTCCGGGAAGGCAGACGCAAGGACCAAATCTACCAAACCTTTATCCGACCGCTTGACAACATCTGCACCGGGTTCAAGCCATCCGAGTTCATCCTCGTAGGTGGTAGGCCAGCAATGGGCAAGACCCTGCTCGCTTTGCAGATAGCCATGAACCAAGCCATGGCCGATATTCCCGTCGTGTTCTTTACGATGGAGATGTCAGCCGACCAACTGACTCAACGGATGCTATCCAACCTTGGAACCATGGACGGGGCAGCATTCCTAAAACCCGACGAGCGAATCAGCACCGAGCAGTACCTCACGCTGGCACAAAAGGCCGACCAACTCAAAGGCAAGCCCCTCTACATCGTGGACCTGCACCAAGCAAACCTCGACCGAATCGAGGGCGAAATCGCTAAACTCAAGGCCAAGTTCGGAATCGTTGGCTTTTACCTTGACTACCTGCAACTCGTTGAACCCGCAAAAATCGACAAGCCCAAGCCCAAGATTGAGCAGATGACCAACATCAGCAAGCAACTCAAGGCAATCTGCAAACGCCAAAAGGTGTTCGGGGTCGTGGTTTCTTCGCTCTCAAGGGCAACCGAAGGCAGGGCCGATCATCGTCCTATCATGTCGGACCTTCGGGAAACGGGGCAACTGGAGTTCGATGCCGACAAAATTGCCTTTGTCTATCGCCCCTACGAACACGACAAGAATGCAGAGCAAGACCTGATGGAGGTCATCTTCCGAAAGAATAGGAATGGCAGCCTTGGAATCGCCCAAGTCCAATGCCAACTACCTTACACCAAAGCCAACGAATATCCGCTATGACCCCCGAATACACTCTCCAAGCCGCCTGCGTCAAGTTGTTCAAACTCCTAAAGCCCCACGAAGAAGGGCGGTTGTTCCTGAACCTCAACAACCCCCGAAGCCGAACGAACGGTCATTTTCTCAAAGGCATCGGCCTGACCGCTGGAGTGGCCGACATGACCTATCTATCGGACAAAGGGGCCATCTTCCTTGAGTTCAAGGCCAATAAGGGCAAGCAGTCCCTCTCGCAGAAGTGGTGGCAGGGGGTCGTCCAAGAAGCAGGCTACCGCTACGAGGTAATCAGGAGTATTGAGGATTTTCAGCGAGTGGTCGCAAGTGTGGAATAGTTGTGTAGATTTGTTCCATGGCCCGACTACTCCTGCTGCTCCTGCTGACCGCTTGCACCAACGACCGCCCTTGGAAGGTGATTGAGGTCCGGGCCAAGGGTGATGCCTGCGAGTATGTTTTATCCCGCTCCAACGGATTTGGACCGCAAGTCAAGACCCTGACCGATACGTGTGGTGCGTACAAACTATTTCAAACCTTAAACCTATGAAACTACCTGACCACCAATCCGACCCAAAAGACATATATCGCACAGGCGTACCTAAACGAGATTTTGAATGGGTATGTAATGAGTGTAATTCTCCTAATCTTACAAGTTCTGTGAGTAAAGATGAGATTGAACAGGAATTACACGCTTGTATTAACTGTGGATGCTTTGAGATGCACAAAAGGTATTTCCGCTAACTCGCTTATTTGTGAAGTTCGCCCAATACAAATCGTCAGCCTCTGGTCTTACCGAAAGTCCCCCAGCGTCAGCCTATAAGCTTACCAACCAAACCCCAAACCGATGAAACCGCTCCGAGAACACTACACCCAGCCAACCGACCAAGGCGATATGCTGAACGTCTTTGATTACATTGAGGCTTTGGAGAAGCATATTGAAGAAATGAAACTATACGCATTCCAACCACAAGGACACGGTGAGCAATCGTTCTTCACTATTGCTAAAAGCGAAGAAGAAGCCATCAAAGCCGTAAACAAGCATATTGAAAAAGTTTACCCAAAGGGCAGTCCTAACGAATACGATGCATACGGATTTGGAACGGACTACTACGAAATGACCGTTGTTGAAGAAGGACAGGTCGTTGAGAATAATAACCAATAACCAAACCCCAACCCCATGAAAACCACACCAACCGATTTCCGACGCTGGCAACTGCATATCCGCAAGGCTTGCGTCAACTGCAACCGACCCGACAAATCCGAAACCATCAAGGCTTGGTCCGTCAACTGGACCCTGCTCGGTCGTATCCTCCAAGCCAAAAACGCCTGACATGGAATGGATTAAATGCTTGGACCGGATGCCGGAACCTTACGAGCCTGTCCTGATATTCACGACCGACATGAATCAAGCGTACGCATGGCTTGGGGATGGACGCTGGTACTACGAACACCAAGCTTGGTTCCTAATCGAAGTCAGCCATTGGATGCCCCTACCCCCAAACCCGTTTTAACCCAAACAAAATGAACCAAATAATCCTATCAATAACGGCTTTTGTGTTATACCTTTTATGGTTTGTAATTACCATAGTCTTAACCATTACTATTATTGGTTGGTATTTTTTAAGCATAATGGACGATTATGGTTGGTTTGATATTCCGAATCAAATTATAGACAAAACCATAAATCCTTAAACATAAAAGACTCACCATGGACCTAATCTCACGAACCATACTCGGATATACGGCAGAGGTCGTTGGAGTCAGCCCGGACGACATCTTGAGCGAAGTCAAGACCCAAGAACTGGTGTTGGCTCGCAGCATCTTCGCAGACATCGCCTATTCGGAATACCTCTACACCTACTGCCAAATCGGGCGAATCATCAAGAGAAACCACGCAACGGTCATGCACAACCTCGAAATCCTTGCGATAAACATGAGAGCAAGACCCGACATCAAATTCCTTCGTACACAGGTTCTCAACAGGACGAGAGATTTTTTGCAACATTAGGAAGAACCCCCTCCATCTTTGCGTGAGTGAACGCAGAGAGCATCGTCCTTGACCTTTATCGAAGCGGAGAAATCCGCAAGGCTTGCCTCACCATTACGGGGGGCAATCCGCTTTGGAAGGACCTTGAACAAGAGGTCGTCCTGATTCTACTGGAAAAGGACCCCGACAAGATTACCAAGATGCAGGTACAGGGATACCTGCGCTTCTACATCGTTCGGCTCATTATGAACCTGTACCGGGGCAACAACAACCAATTTGCAAAGAAGTACCGTCATCACGACGAGAGGGTCGAAGTGGACCCCGAAACCCAAGAACTAAGCAAGGACTACGATTCCCTGCTCGATGACCTTTGGGCCATCGCCCAGCAAGAGATGGACTCTTGGGCCAAAGACGGAGCGTTCCCCTACGACAAGGAACTGCTGAACCTGCTCATGCAAACGGGGAACATGAAGGCCATGTCCAGAGAAACGGGCATCCCGTACCGGAGCATCATTTACTCAATCGAACAGGCCAAGGCCAAAATCAAAACCGCAATCGAAGCCAATGGATATACTGGTTTTTCCAATCCTGATTAGTGCCTTGGCGACCCTTGCGGTCGTGGAGTTCCGGGTCCTGCCGGGATGGTTCTACGCCTTGCCATTCGTCAAGCGGAAACCGTTTTCGTGCATGACCTGCTTCGGGTTTTGGCTTGGGGTCTTGCTGACCCTGCCGACCTGCCAATGGTACTTGGCCCCTATCCTTGGGCTCGCATCTTCAGCCACCGCAATCCTACTTCGAGAATGGACCTTCAAATGACCAACGACCAGTTCATCGTGGCCCAAAAGCACAGGAAGTACTGGGACCAATATGTGGCATCGCTGACCATGCGACTGCCACCCGATGCGGTTGGTGAACTGCAAGCCATCCTGACCGCTCACGGACGACCTCCCACAAATTGGTGGTGCGCAGACTGCGTAAAATCGGCCCTCCAATACATTTACCTACAAGCGGACTTGTTCCTCGAAGTCAACCAAAACACCATAACCTACCCCCTGAATGCCCCTGCCAATCCCGAACAATAACGAGTCAAGAGAAGGCTTCATCGGTCGCTGCATGAGCAACAACGAGGCCAATGCGGAGTTCCCCGATACGGCTCAACGGCTTGCGGTTTGCGGGTCAACGTGGGAGAATCACAAAAGGCAGCAATTCGAGTCTTATTCGGATTACGGCCAAGAGATTCGCTCCAATGCCAAGCGAGGGATTGAACTGAACGAGCGGAACGGGAACAAGTGTGCCACCCAAACGGGCAAGGTCAGGGCGCAGCAGTTAGCCAACGGGGAGGCAATTTCCCTTGAAACCATCAAGCGGATGCACTCCTACCTGTCAAGGGCTGAAACCTACTACGACAACGCAGACGACACCTCGGACTGCGGTTACATCTCGTACTTGTTGTGGGGCGGTAAGTCTGCTTTATCATGGAGCAGGAATAAACTCCGGGAACTTGGCGAACTCGAAGGCTAAAGACGAAGACGAAGCCCAAGTGCAGGCTCGGATGGACTCGCTTATGATGGTGATAACCACCCTCTGCGACTGCATCGGAGCGGTGGACGATTCCAATGCCCCGAACCAGTACGAAGTGAAAATGAAAATCGTAAACAAGATAAGCGACCTAATCGACAAAATTGAATACTGATGACAGGCCGACCCCGTTCTTTTGAAACCCCTGAACAACTTTGGGAGGAATTCGTGCAGTATTGCACCAAGACGAAGGCACAACCTATCCTCGTAAAAGATTGGGTTGGGCCAAAAGCAATAGAGGTCTATCGTGAAAAGGAGGCTCCATTGACGATGGAGGGTTTTGCTCTGCATCTTTGGGACAAGGGTGTCAGGAGCGGTGCAGACGAGTATTTTACGAACAAGGACAACAGGTACGAAGTGTTTTCGGAGGTCTGCTCACGTATAAAGAAAAGCATCCGAGCCGACCAAATCAAGGGAGGCATGGCTGGCATCTACAACCCATCCATCACTCAACGCCTCAACAACCTTGTGGAACGCCAAGAGAACACGGTCCACATCGAGCAACCCCTGTTTCCCGACAATGACTGACAAACTAACCCTGCATCATGGCGACTGCTTGGAGGTGCTTCGTTCACTACCTGACTGCTCCGTTGATTCGGTTGTAACCGACCCGCCTTACGGGTTGTCTTTCATGGGCAAGCGGTGGGACTACGATGTGCCAAGCGTTGAGGTCTGGGCCGAGTGCCTTCGGGTCTTGAAGCCGGGCGGTCATCTTCTTGCATTTGCAGGAACGAGAACGCAGCATCGAATGGCGGTAAGGATTGAGGGCGCAGGCTTTGAGATTCGGGACATGATTGCTTGGGTGTACGGGTCTGGGTTTCCGAAGTCGTTGGACGTAAGCAAGGCGATTGATAAGATGGATGCAGCGCAAGAGCAGCAGGCGAGGCGATACCGATTCACGGAGTGGGTTAGGTCAACGGGTATCACGTCAAAGCAGATTGACGAGGCAACCCAAACAAATATGGGTGGGCATTACACTACGGCAGCAAGTCAACCAGCAATAATGACCCGTGAGCATTTGGAGGCTTGCCGTCATTTGCTTGGAGATATTCCTGAATGGGTGGAGCGTGAAGCAGACATTCGCAGCGTTGAGAGCAAGAACTTTGCCGAGCGTGAGGTGGTGGGGCAGCATCAAACCGACATGGGGGGACTTGGTGGCGAAAGGTTAGGACAAAAAGGAGGCGACATCACCGCCCCCGCCACCCCCGAAGCAAAGCAATGGCAAGGCTGGGGGACTGCACTCAAACCCGCACTTGAACCGATTACGGTGGCACGAAAGCCCTTGATTGGCACGGTAGCCGAGAACGTCCTGCAACACGGGACGGGTGCGATTAACGTGGATGGGGGAAGGGTTGGGACAGAGCAGCGTTACAACCCGCCAGCTGGAAACAAGGCCGGCGGCAACAGCCTCAACATGAGCGCAGTCGGGATGCCGGAGGATGCTGATGGGAGCACGGCGGCAGGCCGCTGGCCCGCCAACTTTATCCACGATGGGAGCGAGGAAGCCACCGACCTGCTTGGGGCTTCGGCTCGTTTCTTCTACTGCGCCAAAGCAAGCAAAGCGGATAGGGATGAGGGGTGCGAGAAATTGCAAGAGCGTTCTGCGGGCGAATGCGTGGATCGTGTTGAAGGAAGCGCAGGGATGGAAAGCCCAAGGGCAGGGGCAGGCAGGACAAGCGGATCACGCAACCACCACCCAACCGTCAAGCCCACCGACCTCATGCGATACCTCTGCCGACTTGTAACCCCACCAAGCGGAATCGTCCTCGACCCGTTCATGGGGTCAGGCTCAACGGGCAAGGCAGCGATGCTGGAAGGCTTTGCGTTTGTCGGGATAGAACGGGAAGCGGAATACATCGACATCGCCAAGGCTCGCATTCAATCCGCAGTCGGCTTGCTTTAATGTTTACCCTCACGACCGCTATCAGGCGAATCCGCAGGATGAAGGCCCGGAAGAAGGTCATCCAAGGCGGAACAAGTGCAGGCAAGACCCTTGCTATCCTTGCAGTCCTCATCGACATCGCAGCCAAGAACAAGACCGAGATTTCGGTAGTTTCCGAATCCATCCCCCACCTACGGAGGGGAGCAATCAAAGACTTTGCCAAGGTCATGCAATGGACGGGCCGATGGGTCGCAGACCGATGGAACAAGACCCTGCTCACCTATCACTTCGCCAACGGTTCAATCATCGAGTTCTTTTCGGCTGATTCCGAGGCACGGCTCCGAGGGGCAAGGAGGCAGGTCGTTTACATCAACGAGGCCAACAACATCGACTTTGAATCCTACTACCAACTCGCCATTCGTACCAGCGAGGCCATCTACATCGACTTCAACCCGACCCACGAATTTTGGGCGCATACCGAGGTCCTGCGTGAGGACGACTCCGAACTGCTCATCCTGACCTATCAGGACAACGAGGCCCTGCCTGATACCATCAAGAGGGACATTGAACTGAACCGCACTAAAGCCGAAACCTCTGCATACTGGGCGAACTGGTGGAAGGTGTACGGCCTTGGTCAGGTCGGGACGCTTCAGGGTGCGATATACGAGGACTTCGAGGTGGTGGAGGGTATCGATGTCAGCCGAGCGAAATTCGTCGCCCTTGGGCTTGACTGGGGCTTTAGCAACGACCCTACGGCCTTGGTCGCTATCTACCGCCAAGGGGACTGCCTGCTGATTCAGGAACTGCTGTACTCCACGGGCCTTACCAACCAAGACATCGCAGACAAGTTGCGGTCGCTGGGCATTACAAGGGCTTGGGAAATCGTGGCCGATTCAGCAGAACCCAAGAGCATCGAGGAAATCTACCGTCTTGGCTTCAACATCAAGCCAGCGGACAAAGGCCCCGATTCGGTCAGGAACGGGATTGACATCCTGAAACGCTTTAAATTGCAGGTAACCAAGGATAGCACCAACCTTATCAAAGAATTAAGATCCTACACTTGGGCAACCGACAAAGAGGGCAAGAACACGGGGGTCCCGATTGATTCCTTCAACCACGCCTGCGATGCGATGCGGTATGTGGCTCTCAACAAGTTAAGAGTAAGCAACTCAGGGAAGTATGTTGTGGTGTAACTTTGCCCCATGAACACCGAACGCATCCTTGACCTGCTCATCGAAATCGGCAAGACGCTTGCAGCCGTTTTCTTTATCATCACCCTTCTAACCCTCCTTTGGACCTTATGAAAGTCGTCCACTACTACCACATCTACTGCGGAGGGAATTGGCAGTTAATCCTGAATCAACACATGATGGCGGTCTGCAACTATGGCCTCATCAATGTCTTGGACGAAATCCGTGTCGGCATCGTTGGTCCACCCGAACAACGCAAAGCGGTCAAGGAGGTGCTGGAGAACTCGATGGTGGCCGATAAGGTCAAGGTCGTGGTAACCCGGACGAATGCTTGGGAGCAGGCGACCCTGACCGAGATGTACCGGGCTTCGCAGGAAGAGGATGCCGTGTACCTGTACGCCCACACCAAGGGGGCAAGCGACCCTTCTTTGATAAACCAGTTGTGGAATCGAAGCATGACTTTCTTCAACGTCGTGGCTTGGGAACGCTGCCTGCAACTGCTGGAAGGAGTCGATGCCGTAGGCTGCCATTGGATTACCAAGGAGCAGTTCCCTCACATGGCGGACCACAACAACCCCGAAGGCTACCCATACTTTGGTGGAACCTATTGGTGGGCCAAGTCGTCCCACATCAAGGAACTGGGTGAGCCTGTACGGGACCACCGCTGGCAGGCCGAACATTGGATTGGAAAGAAGCCCGACACTAAGGTCTACGACACCAACCCCGGATGGCCGGGTCCCGAAAAGTTTGTAATCACATTTTAACCATGAAAGACGAAGAGCTGATTGCCATCCTCGACGAGTTAGACCTCAATGGTGCTGACTGGGACGGAGGAACCGACAAGGCCTACGGCCACAACTACACAAGCACCTATGCCAAGTACTTGGCTGAAATGCGAGCCGACCCCATCAACTTCGTGGAGATAGGCGTGTGGCACGGAGGGTCCATGGCTATGTGGTGCAAATATCTTCCAAAGGCCAAGTTCCTGTTCTACGACATTGCCAACCAAGTCAAGCCAAAGGCTGACAAGTACATTGACTGGACTCGTTCAAGGCTTCACATCGCATCGGCCTACACACCCGAATCCGTGCAAGTAGCAAGGGACTATTTTAAGAACGGCATCGACTTCCTGCTTGACGATGGCCCGCACACCTTAGACTCTATGTTGCAGGTCGTCAGCCTGTATGCACCATTGATGAACCAAGGCGGTGTCTTAATGATTGAGGACGTTCAGAGCAAGGATTGGTTCGTGAACCTGTCAGCCGTAGCACCGAGCAATTCAATCTTTGAGGCCATAGACCTTAGTGAATCGGGCCGATACGACGACCTTATTGCCGTTTACAAGTTCTAACATGGGCATCCCCGTAATCATCAACAACCGCAACCTGCTGACATGGCCCAAGGCAATGGTCAGGGACTTGAGCAAGTGGGAGGGGATTGGGGACATTTACATCGTGGACAACGGTTCAACCTACGAACCTTTGCTGGAGTGGTACGCCACGAACCCCTGCAAGGTCGTAATGCTTGACGAAAACTTGGGCCATCAAGCCCCATGGACTTCGGGCTTGGTGCAGAAACTTGGCGAGCCTTACTATGCGGTTACAGACCCGGACCTTGACCTTTACAAGACCAGCAAGCGGACGATTCCCATGTGCTTGGATTGGCTGCAACAATTCCCCCAAGCAGGCAAGGTCGGCCTGTCGCTCCGATGGGATGACGTGCCTCCAAGGTCGTCGTACTACACCCACGTCAACAACTACGAAGCGACTCGTCAGCGTAACTCACGGGTCATCATGGCAGCGAGAGTTGACGTGCCTATCGACACGACCTTTGCCGTTTACAATCGTCAGGAGTACTTCATCGGTGGGGTTTCGTTGCTTGAGTCAGCGAGGCACATTCCTTGGTACTATTCGGAGAAAGAACGCAAGGCTGATAAGGAGTTCAGCCAGTACCTTGCATCGGCATCGTCGGCATCGTCCTACAAAACCTTCTTGAAACTATGAAACTCCAAGACCTCACCATTGACCAGTTCCAACGCATCGGAGCCATTGAGTTCTCAAGCGTGCTGGGAGATTACGATAAGCGTGCAGGAGTCGTTGCAATCGTTGAGGGGGTCGATATATCACTCGTGAGGGAAATGTCCGCCAAGAGCGTCCTAAAGAGATACAAGGCCATCATAAGCGAGTGGAACGCATTGCCTGCGTTGGGTTACAAGCGAAAGTTCAAAGCAGGGGGCAAGTGGTGGATTCCAACGGTGTTCACGGATGAGTTGACCGCTGGGCAGTTGATAGAGTTGATGGACGCAAACACCACGGACGAGAAGCAACTCCTGCAGAACCTTCACCGCATCATGGCTACTCTATGCCGGGAAGGCGGTCTATTCGGATTCTTCCCCAAGAAGTACGACGGGGCTGCCCATGCCGAGCGAGCCGAGTTGATGAAGAAACACGCCAAGGTGGGCGATGTTTGGGGCGTTGTCAGTTTTTTTTTGCTAAGTTCCGAATCCTACTTGAAAGTTTTGAGCGATTATTCCAAGCACCTGATGACGAAGGCCGAGGGGCTGACGTAAGCCCTCTCGCAGGGTACGGCTGGCTGATGGTGGTGTGGAGGATGGCCAACAAGGACGTTCTCAAGTTCGATGCCATCTTTGCAATGAAGGCGGTGGAGTTTCTCAATTATGCCCTCCTGATTCACGACATCTTGGAAGCCGAACGGATGGAGGCGGAGCGAGCGAGGCGCAGATAGACACATTCCAGCACGGGGGACATTTACCCATATGGAGTTCAACGTCTTTGTAGGGGGGTCAGGAAAGAAACTGACCGACATCCAAAAGGAGGCCCTTGCTGACTTTGGTGTAGCCCTTGAAGATGGGGCCATTGAGAATAAGTCCCACGCATTGGTTGTCAAGTGGCTTGAAGGAGTGGTCCGTCTTGCAAAGGAGAACCTTGCCAAGTCGAACGCCATCGCAAGCAATGCCCTCTCGCAGTCCATAACCGTTACCCCGATATCCCTAAACGACCAGTCCTTCGTTGTCGCTATTGAGGCAGCGGATTATTGGAAGTTCGTGGACCTCGGTGTCAAGGGGGCAAACTCAACAAAACGTGCGCCTAACTCTCCCTTCCAATACCGGGACAAACGTCCACCTATCCGTCCAATTCAGGAGTGGATTGCGTTCAAGGGCATTCCGTTGGAAGGCAGGGACAAGAAGGCAGCAAACAGATCCTTTGCCATCAACATCGCCAACAAGATTCGGAGGGAAGGTCTGCGAGCGACCAACTTCATGAGCAACGCAGTATCCCCCGAAATGATAGAGGCCCTGACCGAGAATATCGCAGAGGTCCTTGGTAAATCCATAAGCGTAGCAACAACAAGATAAAATGGCAATAACCGTCCTATCAGGGTCGCCTCTCGTAGCAACCCCTGTGTACAACAAGATGCTCTTTAAAGTCAGCGGTTCGCTGATTGCACAACCCAATTACAGGTACGTCTGCGATGTCAAGAACCCAGCAGGGACGACCCTTGCCCGGCTCAAGTGCGACAAGTTACCTTTGACGAACTTCGGCTTCTTTGACGTTGCCAAGGTCGTTGAAACGCTGATTGCACCGACTAAGCCATCGCTGACCCAAACGGGCTTCGTGGACCATGCCGGGTACTATTCGGGGTACAGGCTTGACTTCATGGAGGAATACGGGAACACCCCTGCGGTGCAGACGGGAACCGTTACCACCGTCAGCGGGGTCATGGGGTTTGCGGGGAACTTGGAGCAGTTGGAGTTCCAAGACTGGAGCCTAAGTCCCTACTTCCGAATCGGGTCCTCGTTCAATTCCGTGAAACCCCTGACAACGCTATCGGCCTTCACCGTGTATCGTGGAGGCAAGGCTTGGCTTGCTATCAACGCCACCAAGTTTACTGCCGTGTCCGCCAATGACACCTACCTCGTTTCGGGCCGTGTGGCTTACAAGGGGGTCAATTACGACATAGCAGTCAGCCCAAGCCTTTCAGGTACAACGGATTTCAATATCCAACGCTTCGGGTGCGGACCTGCTCAACTATCGGGAACCATCGCAGCACTAAGCGGAGCCGTTGAGGGGGATTCCTACACGGTGCAGTTCTTGGCTAATCAGGGTTCGGGGTCAGTCATCACGACCTTCACCTTCGGCCCCTGCGAGCGATTCAACTCCATCCCAGTTCACTTCCAAAACAAGTTCGGAGGCATTGACTCCTACACCTTCACGCTAAAGAACCGCAAGAGGGCCAACATTACCCGGCAGACGTTCGGCTACAACTCGGACGTTTATGCGACCACCACCTACGACAAAGTATGGGCAGGGGAGTTTGATTACGTTTACGCACTCAACTCCGACTGGCTGACGGATGCCGAATCCGCTTGGCTGATTGAGATGGTCAGGTCCGGGCAGGTATGGCTTGAACTGGATGGGCAGTTAGTGGAGGCTATCGTCAACGCCAACACCTACCAATTCACGACACGCAGGAACGACCGCCTGACTCAGTTGCAGGTTGATGTTGCCGTGGCTTACAAGAACAACATTCTATGAGCGTTACGCTGATTGCCTACCCGACCGCTGACTACACCACCGACTTGCAGGCTTGGAATGCGTTTAACGACCGAGCCGATGCCGATGGTGCTACGAGCAGGGAGGACGCTTGCTTTGGCTGCCTGTTCTCAACCTTTGCGACCCTTTACGACCAACCTGAACTGGCTTATGTGTTGGACACCATGGGCGGCACGGACATAGCCATCACGTTCAGCATTGACGACATAAACGACATCACCAAGCGTAGGGGGTCGTTCTCCAAAACGATTGAGTTGCCTAATACGACAACCAACGCAAGCCTGTTCAAGTTTGCCTACAACGTGCAGTCCTTCGTGGGTGGATTCCAACCCAACAAGAAGATTCGTGCTGCGATGTGGGAGGATGGGGTCCAAGTATTCAGCGGTGCGATGCAGTTGCTGTCCATGAGCAAGACCAAGGGCGAAGTAACCTACGAGGTCGGCCTGTTCAGCGAGGACGTGAGCCTATTCCAAGACATCCAAAACAACCTGCTCGTCAACACGGCTGGCGTTACCGGGATGAACCACACGCTGACCTCGGCCCATGTTTCAGCCACTTGGGCGGCATTAGGTGCGAGTGGTTACGTTTACGGCTTGGTGGATTCCTACGGAGCCACGGATGTAATCACACAAGGGTGGTTTGCTATCCCTTACTGGAAGATGGGGCCATCCATTTACGTCAAGAAGATGGTGGATCTAATCTTCGCACAGGCAGGCTATCGGTATTCATCCAATTTCTTTAACTCAACCCTATTCAAGAAACTGGTCATCCCCTACTCTGCCGGGACGATTCCTGTCAACCTTTCGGGGTCTAACATCTTTGCGCAGTCAACTGGAAATGTGAGTGGTGCGAACAACGTGGATTTCACCGTATTATTTTCAAAAGACACTCCTGCTCCTTACTTTGACAATGCAGGATACTGGGTCGCATCGTCCAGCACTTTCGTCGCTCCGAATGTTCCGACCCGTTGGAATGTAAGCGTTGAGTTTACGGTTCAAACCGTATCGCCAACAGTTCCAAGCGTCCGAGCAAATATGAGTGTCAGGAACCTGACCGATTCAACCGATAATGCGGTCATTACCAACATAACGGTTCGCAATAATCAAAAGATGACAGTGGTCTTTGAGGATGTCACTATTCCTGCAAATACGACTTCAAACATAGGTTTTGTCTTTACTGCACCTGCCCTTGGAGGTGCTGGCACAATCTTATCAGGAGCCACAGTCTTATGGACTTGCATTGATAATCCAGCAAGCATCGGGGTCGTTGATATGCGGACCGCCCTGCCTGCTGACGTGAAGCAGAGCGACCTGCTCGTTGACTTGCAAAAGATGTTCAACCTTTACTTCATGCCCGATGCACAGGACCCTAAACTCCTATACATCGAGCCGTTCAAGGACTTCTACTCCAGCGGTGTGGTTGACTGGACGCAGAAGGTTGACGAAAACCAAGAGCAGTTGTTGACCAATGGCGACCCCAACCAATACAAGTCGCTTGTGTTTAAGTACAAGGACATGGGCGATTACCTGTCCAAGACCTACAAGTCAAGCAATCCGCTCGCCAAGGAAGGGTACGGAGGCCGTCAGTTCTTGACACAAAACTTCTATGGCAAATCCGAGTTCGTCTGCGAAACCATGGCCGGAACGCTGATACCGGGTTCGTTCACAACAGACAAGGTCATCGGGAGGGCTTGGGACTTGGAAGGCAGCACGGCAAGCGGTACGGTCAAGCAGTTGAACACGGGCTACCGATTAGCGCAGTACAACTCCATTGCTCAAGGCACAACGTCTTGGTTTTATCAAACAGGCGTGAGCGGTTCGTTTGCTACGGGTGAGTATGTCGCCAATGTTCCATTCGTGAGCCACATTGACA